AACAGCGTTAATAGAAGTACCGGGATTACCCGATTGCCTTCTAAACACCTTACCGGGGTATATGTCGTAGTTCTGACCGGGTACAAGAGAAGCCTCATCTACATCAAATACTACGTTTCCTGCAAGTGCTAAGTTATCAATAGCCATACGTATGTGACCATTCATAAGTAACTGAGCATCTTCCATATTTTCTGGAATACCTACACCAAATAACTGATATGGATTAATTTCATATGGAACAGAAAAATAAGGTATTCTATAAGGTACAAAAGGGTTCATTACAACACGTAATACTTGATTACCACATACCCATACGTTAACAGGTATTTCTGTTAAATCATCCATGTCCATAGGTATGCCCATGTCTTGAACAAGATGAGAATCTAAATTACCCCAAAACTCCAGTATTTCGTACCTATCATTGTTTTGATGTGCTTCTAAATTTTCACTACGAATAGTATCTTCAAAATATTTATCATCATAGTTAGGCCCCATATCAAGACATGCAGCAACAGCTTCTGGATTAAAGAAAGGTTTGTCCATAAGATCACGAACTTGAGATCTGTTTAATCTGTGCCGTTGAATAATATAAGAACAGTCATCAATACTAGTTGCAGCAGGATCAGGATAAAAACTCCAACATGAAACAGACTCTATTTTAGGAACAACTTTCTGTTCTGGAGAATAATTATCTTCTTCATCCCAACGATGTAATGTTTTACTTTCGTTAAGTGGCCCTTTAACAATACCTGTTCCTAACAAAGCACATTCAAATATTGAATGTCGCAATACATTGGAAGCATTGTTTTCGTGCAACTGATCGTGTATAGTTTTTTCCATAAGCCTAGCAGTTTCCCTAGAAGGACTTATCTGCGGCTCACCAAGTCTAGAAGGGCCTTCTTCTAAGTTTGCACCCTCATACTTCTGCTGTAATCCCCCAAGAGGAGAAGCTTCTGTAGCTCCGGGTTCAAATTCACGCCCATCCCCCGGAAAACCGTATGGATCTTGCATAGGTTCTTCTTGAGGAATATCTGGTGTTGTTTTAAGATGTGCAAACTCTGCAACACCTTCTGGTACAGGAGTACCCTCAACAACTATGGGAAATCTTTTATTTGCAAACAAAACATCGATTATTTGACCATAAGCTGCTAAAACTTTAGTTTTTGTTATTTTTAAAAATACTCTGCTTTTTTCAGACTCTCTAAATTGAGTAGTTGAATCGTAGATGCCTCTAAAGTTTTTATATGCTTTTAGCCACCGTTGTTCATGTTGATAACGACCAGTTTCTGCATCTTCAAATTTAGATCTTACAGTTCCTGCTATATTTGTGGATGCTTCATCAACAATAGCTACTGCTGGAGTGTCACCTAATGGTGTATCGGTCATAAAATCTTCCTAAAAAAATTTAGTAGTCTTTTTGGTCTGCCATTGCAAATACGGCTGGATCAACTTTATTATCAGGATTTGCTTTGCGGCCCATGTCTACTTGAAGTTCATCTCTGTCCATAGGGCCAGCAATAACTGCATCGTGTTTTTCACGATGTAAAACACCATCAGGAACAGGGCTAAGTTCGCCTTGTTTATTCATAAGTTTGTCAAAATATTCTTTTCCGTATGTGTACATATGTACCTCCTTTTTTAATTTTATTCTATGTTCATAAATGTAGGGTTACTATTCTTAGGTAGTTTTTCTTTAGGCTTTTGTCTTCTTTTTACATATCGATCTTTTTCTTTAACAGGCCCTACATACTTAAAGAAAAACGCCTTTTGATCGATATTAATAGCCGAACACACTATCAAAAGCTTTAGGTTTATTTTCTTTCATCTTATTCATCATACTATTTATAGTTAGATGCCCTCTCGCTCTTGTCATGCACATATACCTCAGTGCATCATAGGCATGGTCATCTGATTTTGTATCTACATCTTCAGGATTAGTTTTAGATAATGGTATACTAGATAGTGTTCTTATAAGGTTAGTGCAAGTAGAAAGTATTTTTACTCTTGGTTCCTCTGTTAATTCATCTACTTGTAACCGTCTGTGAAGCTCCATCTTTCCTGCTATTCTATTACGATCTGAAGGTGTCCATCTTACACCACCTCTAATCATTGTTTCAGCTATAGAAGGCCCTGTGCCTGTGCGGTTCCAGCAAGAAGCGTCAAGAACAGTATAGTACATAGTAGGATCATCTCCTTCTAGTGCAACAATGGTATTTGCAAGATTTTGTGCAGTTTGTCCTTTTGCGTAGTATTCTCTGTATATCCAAAGAACGTCATCCCAATCTACTGCACCCCATAAAACACAAGAGGGAGCAGAATATCCATAATCTGCGGCTCGTACACGTAACCAGTTAGTTGGTATCTGTATTTGCGAGGCATCTACAACATGTATGTTACGCGAAAATTCGGGAAATGCCGCCCCCTCTGCAACATCCCAATCCCCATCAAGAAGTCTTCTTCTTTCCACCTCTGGGAGCGACCTCAACATGGCCTCATATTCACCACTTTGAGCGAGGTAGGGGTTGTCTGTAAGCCGTGCTGGAATAAACTTGCGAAGAAACAGCGGCTCACCTGCTTTTCCGTTAGTTGCTGTACTAGGCCAGAGCAAAGGTTTACCTGACTCTATATCTGTCGCTGCAAACGGAGTGCTTTCGGGAGCAGGGTCTATATACATTTTCTTAACCCACCAACCCCCAACTCCTCCGGGGTTTCCTGTGCAGCGCATATATGCTTGTATATCTGGATCAGTTGTTCTTAACCTTGATCTTAGATACTCCCACACATAAGGTGTAGGGTAATGCGTTATCTCGTCTATTCCAATCCACGTAAAAGATTGACCTTGATATCTTGTTACGTCTTTATCTTTATCTAGATACGAAAACCATGCAGTTGCTCCTGATGGAAACTGCCACATGGATTTTGCTTCTTTAAATACAGCACCGGGAAAAGCTTTTGGGTACAGATCCCGACTTTTGTTAATAAGTTCTGTAAGTTCGTCAAGAGTTCTGCGAATAAGCAGCGCACGGTGACTAGAATTACCGCAGTAACGAAGAAGATCAGCAAGAAGGGCAAAAGACTTACCACCACCAGCGGCTCCACCGTAAAATACATCTCTTTCAGGCGAAGCAAGAAAGTCTGTCTGGGGGCCGTTATTGGGCTTAAAAATAACTTCTGCTTCATCTTCTACCAATTCTTTTACAGAGGTTGGTACTTGTTCGAGTACATTTTCTTCTATAACTTTTGAACCATTCTTATTATATATAGCATTTTCAACAGTTTTTAAACTTTGTTGTGCTTTTTTTACAGAAGTTCTTGCAGCATTTAATTTTTTAGAATGGTTATTCGCACGTTTTTTAGCGGCCCTGACTTTTCTTTGAGAGTCCCTCCGGGCCTTAACTCTTCTTGAAACATTGTAATTACCCTTTTCACCTTCCTCAAGTTTAGGACGGCCTCTTTTTCTTTTTACTGGTTCTTCTATAGGGTCTGTCATTTCTTTTGAAGGTTCTCGTAAGCTTTCTTAATTTCTTCTATTGTTCTCTTACACCCTGTACAGGTATTAGTTTTTAAATCTAAGTGGCACTTATTTTTACAGGGCATATATAATTACTATTTAAGTTTAGGTTTTCTAGAAGAGTTAGAATATTTTTTAATTTGACCACCTTTTGCAAATTTAAGTGTAAGCCCAATATTTCCTTTTTTTTCAAATTTATTTGCTGATACTCCTGCAGTAAACTCTCCTGCCCCATCAAATATATCTTTTTTATAACCTATACCGCCTGTTAGTGTTTCTCTGGGAGCATCGGGACTAACTGCCGCTGAATATGAAAAACCATCTCTAGAGCCTCTAAATCCAAATTCTTTATATTTATCTTGGGGTCTAAATCTACCATACAAACTGCCTACATCTCCTGCTGGTACATTTACAGAAAACTCAGAAGGCATAAAATTTCTGTTTCCCTCTACGATAGAACGCACATTCGGAGAATATACGTCTAGGTTAACTCCAGTTAAACTCTTTAGTGAATTTGATCCTTTTGAAAATAGTTTGTCAAATTCTTTTTGAGTAAGATTTACTCCATCTTTTTTAAGTTGTTTTTTTGCTGCTTTTGAACCTTCTGCTGCAGTAATTGCGGCAATACCAGCAGCGTATGTCCCTGCTAAAATTGCTTCTTTTTTTGTAACATCCATTTTTGCTGGATCTACTCCAATAGATGTAAGAATCTCGTCCCCTTTTTTATAATAATTTAAAAGATTACTTCCTAAAATTTTAAGCTGTTGTTTAGCTTCTTTTTTTGCTTGCCTACTTGCCATTATTTAAACTACCTCTCCGTTATCAATAATAACAGGTTTTTTTTGTGATGCTTTTGAAGGAAGAAGAACAACTCCATGCAATGCAGTTACGTTATGTTCTACAGTATCTCTACGCCCTACACCTACACGATTAAGTACAGATTCTGCAGCTTTAAGTCGAACATCAGAACGTGGAAGAGAACCATCATCATCCATTGCATTTACAAGATTGGTAGCTGCACGTACAGAATTAACAGCAAGGACTGATTGCGCCCTTTCAATTATTTCTTCTGAAAGAGTTCTCATTAGGTGGGTACGAGAACTCTCTGAATAACCTGCTTCCTGTAAAGCTGAAGATATATTGCCACCATTTGTAACAAGAGCATCTACAAATACTTTTTGCTTCTCATTAAGTTCCTTCTTCTTTTTAGGATTTGCAAGCAGGTTGTTTACCATACTATATGATGCCTTTTTCCTTGAGAAAGAAACCCAAGGCACCTCCAACTACGCCAACCAAAACTATGGTTGAAGAGTTGAGAAGAACACCTACACCCACTACTGCTGCACCTGCAGCGGCATAAGATGAAGGCTCAGTCATTCGATCTTTAATCCAAGTAAATACTTGCATGAAATATACTCCTTTCTAAGTTTATTCTATACCTGTTGAGGTACAAACTCTTCCCTAACGTGGAGAGTTACAGTTACAGAGGTTCCTGCACTTGCTAAACCTCGTATCTTATCCCCACTTACTAAAAACAAGGGGCTGTCTACAATATGGATATAGTTATTTGCAGCTACAGAAAATTCTTCAAACATCGTAAAATAAGTGGTACTTGCTAGGTCATACCAATCCATAGAAACTGTTCTTGCACTTCCATTTTCATTTGCTATAAAGATACTAAGTATCTCGCTATGGTAGTTGGTAGGGACTGTGTACAGATCAGCGTTACTTGTTGTAAGCACTTTTCCCAATGTGCGTTGTTTGAAGGCCATTTTATTTATTTTTACCGAGCAATACTCTGCATAGTATGTATAAAAAAATACATATACCAAAAAGTATAAAACCAGTGTAATCTTCCATAG